AGATCATTGCCCATGTGGTTAATGTAAGTAACTTCAATCATTCTTAGCATCCTCATTCAGTACGTCAGCAACATCCTCTAGGTCAGCCACTACGGCCTCCCCAAACTCCTCAAAGGCTGCGGTTAGTTGGTTGTGTTGGTACGCCACTTCCTCCAGTAACCTCTGGGTCTTGTGGTTCTCCCAAAGCATGAACATGATGACGACAATGAACCCGACATCTACCAGTTGGTTGATCTCAATCATGCTTGGGTACTCAGGGTGTTCAGGTGAACCACAAGTTCATCATAGCCACCTATAAGATCACCCTCAGGAGAGAACACCTGTGGCACTGTCTTTAACTTGGCTATCTTGAATAATGATCGGACCCACGGGTTCTTCTCTAGGTCATAATATTGGTAGTCAGAATACTTATCCATCAACAAGGCTTTCGCCTGTGAACAGTAGGAACAAGTAGGGGTTCCAATGATTACATAAGGGTGCATGAGGTTATCCTTTTGGGGTTTTCTAGTAACGGTGATTAATCCCGCAGAAACCCAATGAAATAAGGATAATTAATTATTCACCGTATCTAGAATAGATCCCCCAAAGATACACCTATAGGGTACTATAGTATAACCTCGTGTTTAACCTCAGGGTAAGCTAAGGATGTACACCACCATGTACCTCCCCCATTAGGTATCTTTAGGATAACCTCGTGATTAACCTCGGGGTAACCTTTAGGACTTAAAATGACAAAAATATCTGTTAGGTCTTATATATACGCGGCCCCTGTCGGCCCCCCTCATGGGGGTGTGCGGGTGTGATATTATAACATAACGATAGGGGTGGTCTGGGTGGGTCTGGATCGCAACCTTGTGACACGATAGGCGGCGCATCGCCTTATTTATATGTGGTCGCGGTCCAACTCACAGTTTGACGTGGATCAATTGCGGTTGATCATGGGCTGCAATGGGTCCGCTTCGGTCCTATCTCTTGTCTTTGTTTCTTCCGGCGTCACCTTATTTTTTTTCGATAGGTCACCATGAGGTGGCCAGTCGGTCACCTATTTTTTTTCCGACAACCCACAATTAATTGTTGCGCTATCGTAAGGGTTGTGCAAAAGTCACTATAACGTAACAAATAACCACAAGGATTATAACCATGACAACCTTTCTCCAATTCATCCTATCAACCTGTGCGTTGTTCACAGTCATCCTATCGCTTCTCTTGGCGTCAACGGGTGACATAACAGGCGCGGCGCTCACCATGATCTTAACCGCGATAGTTGGCGTATCAATCGCCTTTCTTGATCTTTAATAGTTACGCAAAGGGAATATATACCATGTCTTATACAATCAACGGCTTCACTTCTAAAGCGTCCGCAATCCGTCACCTTCGCGCCAATGGCCACGCTATTTGCACGATACTCGCACAACCCGAAAGCAATCCTAAGGTTGCCAAGAATGGTAAGGTTGTCGATGTAATGACCGCGCCGATGCACCTTGCACCTTTTAACCTTAGCGGCTTTCAAGTGTGTCCTAAGGCTTCAACAGGTTGCGTATTGGCTTGCTTACATACTGCGGGCAATCCCGCATATATGGACCAGAAAGAGACAAGCCGCATTACAAAGACGCAAGCCTATTTCAAACAACGTGACGCTTTCATGGCCGTGTTAGTCTTTGAGATGTTAGCGCATCGCCGCAAGTGGACCGCTAAAGGTTATGATGTAGCCTATCGGTTAAATGCCACAAGTGACTTGCCATGGGAAAATCGCAAGGTTGATATCAACGGCGTTACAGTCACACTCATGGAATTCTTTAGTGATTGCTCTTTCTATGATTATACCGCCGTTACTAAACGCGCGATTAATTGGGCGCGTGGTGATATGCCCAGCAATTACCATATAACCTTTTCACGCAAAGAAGATAATGACGTTGATTGCATCAAGGTATTGTCAGCGGGTGGCAACGTAGCGGTTTGCGCGGAGCAAGCGTTATACAAGGCGTCACTTGTTCGCGGCAAGGTTGCAGCAATGGCGGGTGAGTGGACCGTAACGGATGGCGATGCACATGATTACCGCCCAGCGGACCCGAAAGGCGTTGTGGTTATGCTCAAAGCAAAAGGCGATGCGAAACACGACACAAGCGGCTTTACGCTTCGCGCCTAATCCATACTCAAATTGTATCGGTGTAGAGCGTTGCGGCGCTCTTATCCCATGCGATTTCCCGCATGATAACGGAAGGTAACGGAATGAATAACTCCAAAGGTATTCGATACGCCCAGAGTAAGTTAATGAATATATTGACTAGCAAAGGTTACCGCGAAGGGACGCTTGCAACTTCAACTCAAGTTGTCCTTGATGATTTGATTGAATTCTGCGCGGCTCATGAAAATTACCGCATATCACAAGAATTAAAAAGAGAGGCGGCGCAATGACCCATGATATAAACGGCGAGCCATACGTTATCCAAATGGATACCTACATCGCCCAGCAAAAACGCGACCTATCACATCTAGAATTTGATGACCCCGAATTTGACCTTGTGAACGAAAGGTTGATCCAAGCCTATGCGGCACTCGCGGCGGGTGAGGCGTATCATGTACGATTTTAGTACAGTCATTATGCGTGACCCTTCCCTAGTCGCAATAATTGCGCTAGTGGTTTGGTGGGTTATTGCAGAAATTAAATAGAAAGATAATGGCACTATGAATAAAATAGATAAAACAGAAGGCGGCAGTTGGTGGCACATTTCAAGCTGGGGCTGGAATACACGAGGACCGACCCTTTCGGCGTCCCAACTGCTATTCATTAAGTTGATGCGGTGTGTCGAAAGATTAGAAGACCAAATAACAATAGAGGCACTCAAGCTGCCCTTGAAATATACAGGCCAGACCCTTCCGATCTCGGAAGTAATCACAACAGAAACTGAATGGAGCGAAACCCTAGATGCCCTTTTAAATGTAATTGAAGAGGAAACAGGAAGACCCTTTGCGGATACCTATGTCACGAGCCTTTTTTCTTACAATTTTCTTGAAAGCTGTACGTCGAATGGTTACACGCCACTTGAAACCCATGAGGATACCAATGGCCCGTAAGTTTAAAAACATAAACAAGTTGATTGCAGCATTGGAGGAATTCCAAAAGCTAGACCCTAAGATGTCTCTGCCCTCCATGCTCGCCCTGCTTTACTACGCAGATATCGAGAACAATAGCGGCAACCGCTCTATTGTTGAAGAACGTCTCGGCATGAGTGGCGCAACGGCGTCCCGTGCTACCCTTTTTTGGTGCGAGTGGAAGTCACCGCGTGAGAAAGGTTTGAACATGGTCACAATGGCACAAGACCCAATGAACAGACGCGCGAACATCGTGCAGTATAACCGCAAAGGTTTGGATTTAATGGATCGCATCGAGGAGGCTTTAGAATGAGCGTTGCACAGCGAGGGAGTAAGTTCCAAGCGCGGGTGAAAGAACCCAACGGGGGTAAATACCACCGCGTAACCTTTGACACCTTAGAGGCCGCTGAGTTTTGGGAAGGGAAAGCGAGGGCAGCGATCAAAGCTGGCCTTCCTGTGCCTGATGGTTGCGATATGGGAACTGTTACCCTTCGCTCTCTGGCTGACAGATATCACGCATACCTATGGCCCAACCAGCGGCGCAAGATGATCGAGACAGACATCCGCCACGCGGAGCGTTTGCTTCCTTCCGACCCTCTAAAACTTACGACAAGGGACGTTATACGTTTCGTTGAGAAGCGTAAGATGGAAGGGGTAGGGGACACCACGATCAGGATCAACCTGACCCGCGTGAAGACCTTGCTCAAACACAGTCATAAGATGGGCGACATACATCTTAGCAGTAACATCGAGTGGCCTTCGTTCCGCGCAGGTAGCAGCCGCATCCGTTATCTCACAGATGACGAAGAGGTGGCCCTTCTTGATGAACTGAATATCCTAGACTATCGGATGCTTGCGGAGTTCATGATCGACACAGGGGTGAGACCCTCAGAGGTCTCCACGACACAAGCGGTGGTCGCCAAGCCGTTCGAGTGGGCTGACGTATCCAAGAGCAAGGACGGGCGCACCTTGATCACCCTTTGGAAGACCAAGACCAACACACCGCGCACCTTGCCGCTGACACCACGCGCCCTTGAGGCTTTGGAGTGGTCACGAGAGGAGGGACACCAGCGACCTTTCGATGGTATCTCATACACTGCCTTCAAGGATGCCATTGTAGCCGCAGCCCAGCGCAGAGGCCTCAAGGATATCGTTGTATATACATTCCGACACACCTGTGCTTCTAGGCTCGTCCAAAGGGGTGCTGACATCATGCGGGTGAAGCAATGGATGGGACATTCTAACATCGAGACCACGCTGGGATATGCGAAGCTGGCCCCAGAGGACATCTATAGCTTGTCTGATTTGCTGTGACATGAGCGTGACACGGTGACATGACACCAAGACAAAAAAAAGGGTAAGCCTTTGATTTAACAAGAGGCTCACCCATGCAACATACGTCACAAGTCAACAGGGAGTTGGAAGAATAAAAGTTAAGTAGGACAAACAGTTACCTCAACGAGGCAGCGTACAGTCATATTCTACTTACAATTCAATACTTACGACAACGTAATATATACCCAAACGCTGTGTCACATACGCGGCGAGTTAATCACCCTTTCTAGACAACCCAAAAATGGAGATAATCTATGTACAACAGAGAACTTATAGATATCCAACGCAACCTCGAAGAAGAGATGCGTGGTGCTGCAATAACCCGATTCCATGATCGGCACGATAAAGCGATGGAGAAGAATTTCTTCGGGGAGAGTGCGGCAGGTCAAACGATCCTGCGGCAGATAGTCCAGCCATTCAGTGATGCGATCACAGAGTGGACAAACGAGGCGCTTTCGGGCGCAGGAGGGCGGCGATCCATAGCAGCACTTATGGTACGAGAGTTTGATGACACGGACGCCATTGCGTACATCTTTGCGAAGTCTGTGATCAACGCCGTGCCTATGCTCCAGAACAAGGCTGGCACAGCGAGTCGGACGGGGGTTGTCTTAACCTCGACCAATGCTGTCCACGATGAACTGCGGCTCCGCTGGTTCAACAAGAACTACAAACTGATCTTTCGTAAGATCATGAAAGACTGCGACACTCGCAACCTACCAAGGCAGCGCCGCAAGGATGTCTACAAGAAAGAGTTCACGCGCAGACAGATCGAATGGGTGGCCGACAACTGGCACACCAAGAACCGCGTACACCTTGGTATGAGGCTCCTTGAGATATTCAAAGAGGTCACAGGCATGGTCAACCTAGGTGAGATCAGGATGTCCAACGGCAAACGCCGCGCGATTGTCGAGGCAACCCCACAGATGATGGATATGTTGAAGGAACGTCTGGAGCGTTGTGAGCATATGTTCCCGATCTTCTATCCAATGGTGGTCAAACCTAACCCGTGGACAAACGAAAGCCTGATCGGGTCTGCGTACCTGACGAACAACGTGCAGCCATATAAGCTGATCAAACGTGCCAAGATGAATTACCTAAGGGAGATGGAGAACACCGACCTCACAGTCACACTGAACGCTGTCAACGCTCTCCAAGAAACACCTTGGCGGGTCAATGAGGAGATGCTTGAGGCGCTACGCTGGGTGTACGACAACAGCCTTCAGGTGGACAAACTGCCACCAGCCAACGATCTACCCTTACCGCCCAAACCTCACGACATGACGGACGATAAGGCTAGAAAGCAGAACTCAGCGGCTTGCGCCCATGTCCACAATCAGAACCGTAAGTTTGTGTCGAAGCGTCTAGCCTTGCTTCAGGTCATGCAGTTGGCTGACAAGTTCAAAGGCTTCGATGAACTGTACTTTCCACACGATCTTTGCTCACGGGGTAGGGCGTATCCAAAGCCACACTACCTGAACCCACAAGGTCCTGCATACGTCCGCAGCTTGATCGAGTTTGCTGATGGTAAACCTATCGAGACCACAGAACAGGTGGAGTACATAGCTATCGTGGGAGCAAACGCATGGGGCCACGACAAACTGCCAATGCAGGAACGTATCCAGTGGGCATGGGACAACGAGGATATGTTTGTCGAGATCGCCCACGATTGGAAGACTGATCGGCGGTGGATGGACGCAGATAGTCCGTTCGAGTTCCTGAGGTTCTGCATGGAGTGGCGTGAGCTTAACGATCACGGTGTTGGGTATGTCTCTCACTTACCGATCAACTTCGATGCAACCTGTTCAGGTCTACAGCACTTTAGTGCTCTCCTGCGTGACAAAGAGGGTGGCTTCAACGTCAACCTAACTGGTCACAGTGAGCGCCAAGATATCTATGGGGCTGTCGCTGCGAAAGCCAAAGCGGCTGTCGAGGCTGACCTAAGCAATCCAGAGAAGGTCGTGTTGGCCAAAGCTGCGATAGCTCTCAAGATCGACCGTAAGTTGTGCAAACGTCCTGTGATGATCGTGCCTTACTCAGGGACGTTCAAGGCTTGTATGCGCTATGTTCAGGAGCACTACGATGAACTTCGTGATGCGGGTGTTGCTATGCCTCTGAAGGATGACGATGTGAGCTATAAGCTGGTTCCCTATGTCGCCCGAAAGGTATGGGATGCGATATCTATGACTGTTGTGGCCGCGAGGGATGCAATGGATTGGATCACAAAGATCGCTCGTTTGGTGACCAAGAACGAGAACCCTTTGCCGTTCATGTGGTCAACACCTACAGGGTTCGTTGTGCAACAAGCCAAGTACAGCATGGACCGACACTCTGTTCAGACCATGATCGATGGACGTATGTTAAAGGTTGAGTTCTTGACCGACAGCAAGGTTCTCGATGCGAACAAGAACGCTCAGTCGCTATCGCCCAACTACATCCATAGCATGGACGCGGCTCACCTCCAGCTAACCATCAACAAAGCCCTTGAGAAAGGCGCAGCGGCTGATGGGGTAGGTGGGATGTCCTTCTGTATGATCCACGACAGCTTCGGGGTTCACGCGGCAGACATGGATTACTTCCTGCATGAGTGCATAAAGCCAGCCTTTTACGATATGTATAAGGACGGAGATGTGTTGCAGAAATTCTTGGATGAAGTGACGCCGCTAATTCCTGAGAAGTCTCGAAGTAAAATCCCAGCAATCCCTGAGCTTGGTTCTTTGGATATTTCTGAAGTGCTGAATAGTGAGTTCTTTTTCAGCTAATACTTACGCTACAGGAACAGTTACTTGAACATTAATCACCATTACTAGAAAATCGAAAGGTTAAAGGATGGCACACATATACGAAAACCAAGGAAAATACACAGTGGTGGTGGGTGGCATTGTCATTGGTCACAACCTTTCCCGCAAGGCAGCACTGCGGAAAGTCGAGGATTACGACTTTGATTAAATCAGGAGATATCCGCTCCTTTGAAATTGATGATGGGGACACTCTTCCCATCGTCATCCTCGTGGACCCTGAAGGTTTCCACCTAACCCAGACCGACAACATGGGCCTTGAAGACCATATCAGTCTCTCTTGGTCACACATCATGGGTCTACTCGAAATGATCGAAACACTAGACGAAGGTACGACAAAAAATGTCAGACACTAAGATTTCTTTGCCATTGGGCCGTGCAATTTACCCGTCACTTAAAACGGCGGACACTAAATTCCACGATCTAGGCATCTACAAGTGCAATGTCAGCGTTCCTGTTAAGGAAGCGACAAGCGCGATGGAGAAGCTATCAGCTATCTACAAACAGCACACAGGCAAGGCTCCTGTGAAGACCGACAACACCATGTGGAAAATGGAGGTCGATGAAGAGACAGGTGAGGACACAGGCAATGTGATCTTCAAATGTTCAGTCAAGAATGTTCGCCGCCGCGATGGTGAATTGTGGGACCGCCGACCCAAACAATTTGATGCGAAGATGAACCCAGTGACCCTCGATCCCTCAGGCGGCACAGAGCTTTATGTATCTGCATCTGTCTACGCATGGGACGCGGGTGGAAAGAAAGGCGTGAGCCTTCAACCACAGGCAGTTCAAATCATCAATCTAATTGAGCGCGGTGGTGCATCCGCTGACGCCTTTGGTTTCCAAGAGCACTCAGGTGGGTTCGAGGCCGAAGCAACTAACTACACCTTCGGGGATACCAATGAAACAACCGACAAAGAAGAAGACTTCCAAGACTTCTAAAAAATCGGTTGGTCTTAAATATGGGTTTCGCTCAGGATTAGAGGAGCGGATATCTAAGGAGCTAGACGGAACAGGGTGTTGTTACACTTACGAAGAACAGGTTATCCAATATGTGAAACCTCAACGCACCAGTAAGTACACACCTGATTTCGTCATTACAAAGCGACCTGATGGAACAGATAAAGAGCGTCCTTTGGTGATAGAATCCAAGGGGCGCTTTCTCACATCTGACCGGCAGAAACATTTATTAATTAAAGACCAACACCCAGACGCTGATATCCGCTTCGTATTCTCTAGAAGCAAACAGACTATCAGTAAAACCAGCAAGACAACTTACGCGATGTGGTGCGAGAAGCATGGCTTTATGTACGCAGATGGTTCAATTCCTGAGGCATGGTTGCAGGAGTAAAATGTATAACAATAATAAGAAGCGTGATGAAACGCTCTACATGATCATCGATCATTCAGGCACGACCCCAACAATCGACATTGACGCGAACAACCAAGACAACCGTGACAGAGCCAAAGGGTTCTACGGTTGCCGCTACCATTACGTCATCACTAGGGAAGGGGTCGTGCAACTAGGGCGCACACTTGACCGTGTGTCGCCTTTAACTGGTGTTCTAGATTACCAATCTGTGACTGTATGTTTGGTCGGTGGAAAGAACATCGAGGGCGAGGCTGAAGACAACTTCACAGAAGTCCAAAAAGAAGCTCTCAAAGAGTTAATCACCGTATCTAGAATTTCCAATCCAGACTTACAGGTTCTGGGACGCAAGGAAATTCAAAAGCAACGGACCACTGGCCCTGCGCTCGACCTCACACCTTACAGATAGGATATGACATGGATACTCATGAAGAAAGCACGTTGCTTGGCCACGGGCCTTGCGACAACTGCGGGTCCTCGGACGCCAACGCTGAGTATTCTGACGGACATACCTTCTGTTTCTCATGTGAGGCACACAAGCCCAGCACCGACCACGCACCTAAGACAGTGAACAAAAGAAACCCTGATCTCCTCCCTATCGGGGACTATGTTTCACTGGCTAAACGTAAGATCACTGAGGCCACCGCTCGTAAGTTTGGTTATTCAACCTCTACCTTCAAGGGTCAGACGGTTCAGATTGCCAACTACAAGCGTAATGGTCAGATCATTGCACAAAAGGTGCGGTTCCCAACGAAAGACTTTATGTTCGTGGGTAACGGTAAAGAGTGTGGGCTATTCGGGCAGCACCTGTGGCGCAACGGTGGGAAGACACTCTGTATAACCGAAGGCGAGATTGATTGCCTCACGGTTTCTCAGGTCATGTCGAAAGACAACAAATGGCCTGTTGTGTCTATTCCCCAAGGCGCTGCGGGTGCTGCGAGGGCGATCAAGCGTGAGCTTGAGTTCGTTTCGTCATACCAAAAAGTAGTGATCATGATGGACAGCGATGAAGCTGGTCAGAAAGCTGCGCTAGAGATTGCACAGTTACTCAAACCTAACCAAGCGTATATTGCTGAGTTACCTGCGAAAGACCCGTCAGAACTTATGATGGCTGGTCGATCCCCTGAGATACTTACGGCGTTCTGGGAGGCAAAACCTTACCGACCAGATGGTATCGTATCTGGCGCTGACCTCTGGGACGAGATCATATCCGATGATGACACAGACAGCGTTCCTTGGCCCTATGAAGGCCTCAACACCATCACTCACGGATTACGCAAGAGAGAGCTAGTCACGCTGACCGCAGGGTCTGGCGTGGGTAAGTCTCAGGTGTGTCGTGAGATTGCCTACCATCTCATTAAGCAGGGTGAGACCGTAGGCTATGTTGCTCTTGAAGAGAACTGCAAACGCACAGCCTTGGGCTTGATGGGTTTGGCAATCAACAAACCCCTGCACATCTCCAAGGAAGGAGTATCAAATGCTGATCTTAAACTTGCTTTCGATGACACCGTGGGTTCTGGTCGTGTTTACCTCTACGATCATTTCGGTAGCCTGTCTGCCAACAACCTCCTCGACAAAATCAGATACCTTGCGAA